TAGAGAAGCCATAGTTAGTGAAGAGCGTCCAAGTAGAATTACCTTTGATTACGACAGGCAAGGCTCTGCTAGAATTACTCCTAGTGATGTAAGACAGGCAAAAAGTATTTACCGTGAAGAATTACAATCTTTTAATGACGAATTTAAACCAAAAAGAAATATAGATGACAATATTGTTAAAACAGCTATTGCATTTGCAAAAGAAGACTTTTATAGATTAGATGAGGATTTAGCAATAGAGTTTGAGACGGCTTCTAATAGAGCAATTGATAATTTAAACAAAAAACTAAAACAAATAGGAGCAAATAAAGAATTACAAAATGAAGTTGCTGATTTATATAGCAGACTATCAGATGATTATTCTACAAGATTAAGAAACTACGACCGTCTTGATTTACAAGAAAGAGTTTCAGGATTTAACCCTATTGAAGGAAAAAAACAGGTTATAGAAGCAGGTACAGTAATATCAATAAGACAAGATGTACCATTCTTTTTAAGAACGGGTAAAATGGCCCTTACAGCTCACGAACCAACTGAGTCAGTAGCACAAGGTAAAGTTATAGGATATTTACCTACATCAAAACTATCAGGTCACCCCGACGGAGGTAAAGTTAAATTTATTATAGATGAAGCCATAGAACAAGCGGCTTTTGATATAGGTTCAGGTAAAACAGGTAAAAGACCTTTTGCTACTTACAATGGTAAATTTATTCCTAGAACCACCGAAGAAAACTACGCAGAAGCCGTAGAAATAATGAAAAATAATTTTGACTTAGATGGTAACCCAAAAGATGAAAGTAAATGGGTTCAGGTTGCTTTTAATCCAAGAAGACATTCATATTTCTATACAAGACATAATCAAAAACCTGTAATATCTGCTGACGAAGTTATACAAGTTGAAAATTTAATATTAGCTAAGAATCCTAAATTAGGACAAAAATCAAATTTTAAATATCAGTTTGAAGCAGAAGTAGAAGAAAGACTAGGTAAAGATACAGTCGAAAGAATTAACAAAACAATCTCCACTGTAAAAGAACAAGAGTTAGCAAAAACTGTTGTTAGTGTTACAAGTCCAGAAGGAATTGACTCTATATTTGGAAGGTTTAGACAAGCGTTTATTAACCAGTACGAAGGTATAGAAAGGTTAATGAACATTGCGGCAAAGAATTTACCAGAAGGATTCGATGTTTTAAGAGGTGAAGTTAACGCTCTGGCCTCTGCGGTGTTCTCTGATTTCGGTGCGGCTGTATCTTCAGAAGCGTTTAAACGTGGGGTACCAGTGCTGGACGGAGGAATTACTCTCGTAGAATCCGTAGACAAAGATGGAAAGAAAATACATAAAGGTTTGATGGAAGTGCTAGAGCCCTTGATGGCTAGAGATGACCCAGACGGATATGTGTTTAAAGCTTTCCAATACTATATGTCTGCCAAGCGTTCACAAGAGTTAGTCGCTAAAGAAAAAGCAAGGGTAGCTAAGGTACGAAAAGAAATAGAAATTGAAAGAGCAAGAATAGAATCTCAGTTTGGTACAGGTCCGTTAACATTTGAAGAAGCAAAAAGAAAGAAAACTCTTTTAGCTAATTTACCAAAAGACCCCAAACCTCAATACACTGAGAAGCTATTTACACCGGAAGATATTAAGAAAGCTGATGAATTAGCTAAGACATTCCCAGAGTTTGAACAAGTACGAAAAGATTATCAGACGTTTAATCGCTCATTAGTTAAATATCTCATTGATACTGGAGTTCTATCCAAAGAGATGGGTGAGTCATGGATGAGAGATTCCTTTTATATTCCTTTCTATAGACAAATGGAAGGTGAAGAAACATCTGGTCCAAGATTGTTATCCGGTCTTGCAGGACAAAGACTAACGCCTAAGATAAAAGGTGGAGAGCAAAAGCTTGATGATTTCTTTTTAAACGTTGTACAAAATACAAGAGCCGCGATAGAAGCGGGATTGAAAAACGAAGCGGCTAGAAAAACAATAAGTTATGCGGTTAGATTGAACGACCCTGCCATGAATGTTCCTTATGCTATGAAGGTTAACAAAAAGTTTGCAGGGGATAATGATGTAATCAGAATTAGAGAAGATGGTAAGGATGTATATTACAGAGTTGCCGACCCTCTGCTTCTGTCGTCTATGCAATCGTTTACAACTCCCCATATACCGGGAATACAAATACTGTCTAAACCGGCTACAGTGTTGAGAGAGATGGTAACAAGAGACCCCGGATTTATGATGGCAAACTTATTCAGGGATTCTTTTTCTGCATGGTTCACCAGTGGAGCAAAAGGATACACACCTATAATTAGTTCTCTCAAACAATTGACACAAACTGCCGCAAATATGTCTCCGGAAGCACAGCTTCTTATGAGTGCAGGAGTCGGCACAGGTTACGAGTTCAAGGCAAACGTACTAGACACAGCCGAAGAAGTCAGAAGGCAAATGAGAGAAAGAGCAGGTACATTAACAGGGCTTGATAGAGCAGGACAAGCACCGTTAGCGCTGTGGAGAAAGCTAGAAAAAGGTACAACATTATCTGATATATCCACAAGGGCGGCTGTAGCTGAACAAGTTTTAAAGAATGGCGGTTCAAGAGCAGACGCTGTGTATCAAGCAATAGAGATAATGAACTTTAACAGAAAAGGTTCTAGTCCAATTATTAGAATACTAGCGGCCTCAATACCATTTTTAAACGCTCGTATACAAGGTTTAGACGTTCTTTACAGAGTTGGCATGGGTAAGATGGCTACCAAAAACCAAGCGGCCAGACACAAAGCGTTCTTAAATAGAGCACTATTTATGATTGCTTCATCTGTTTTGTATTACTACTTAGCAAAAGACGAAGAAGAATATCAAACGGCAGAGGATGAGCAAAGAGATTTAAACTGGATTGTAGGTTCAGCTAAACTGCCAGTTCCATTTGAATTAGGAATATTATTTAAAACAATCCCTGAGAGATTATCTGCATACTTTATGGGGCATCAGAAAGCTGATGACCTAGCAGAATCTATGACAAGGAATTTAATTTCAACATTCAACTTTCTTCCTATACCACAGGTTGCGAAACCATTGATTGAAGTTACATCAAATCACTCATTCTTTACAGGTGAAAGAATTGTAGGATTAGGACAGGAAGGTATAGAAGAAAGATATCAGGCAAACAACGGCACATCTTTGTTTGCAAGAAGTATAGGTGAAAACACAGGAATATCCCCGATTCAAATAGACTATTTAGTTAGAGGATATACAGGTACTTTAGGTAGTTATGCTGTAATGTTGTTGGATTCTATATTCCGCGGGCAAGGAGACCCAATCAAACCAACGTTTAATCCTGAGCAAATGCCAGTCTTAAAAAGATTTTTTGCTAGTCCTGAGAGCACGAAACCAAAAACAGATTTCTTTAAATTAAGAGTAGAATTAGATAAGGCAGTCTCTACAATCAATCATCTGGAAAGAACAGGAAAGACCAACGAGTTACTTGAATACTTGAATGAGAAACAACCTCTAATAGATTTAGCGCCATACATAAGACAGTTAGACAAAGATTTAAAGTCTTTGAGGTCAGAGAAAAACTTTATATTAGAGAGCCCAAGCATGGCTCCTGAATTAAAGCAACAAACACTAAATGCTATACGCACTGCTGAAATGAATTTATTATCTAATATAAATCAGTTCAAGTCATATCTGCGATAATCTGTTTAACCTGTTTAAACAAGTCCCACTCATCCCCGTATCTTTTTTCAAACTCTTTTTTCCAAGGATGGCGAGACACCCATCTACCATTATTAGACCCTTCCCTGTGGTGATGGAAGCATAAAGGAATGGTATGCAAATGGTCCACCCTCCTACTGTTTTTCAGTATATGATGGATGTCCGCCGGAACTCTTGGTTTACCCTCGTTATAACAAACTATACAACCTATATCTTGTAATTGATTGAACCATTTTTGGTGTTTATTCACTTCCAGACAGGTCCGCCGGACTCAAAACTCTGCCTTTTTGTCCCCATCGGTATGCCTAATAGTTTTTTAACTTTTATCAACTTATCGTGGAATTCAATGGAGCTCATTCCTATATTGTGCGCGACCACATAGAATGGAAGTCCCTTGTGAGTTTCATACATAGCGATAGCAACTTTTTTTAAATCATCGTCTATGTTAGTTAATTGATTTTTATATTTGTTAGAAAATCTCATTTAATGTGCCTCGTCTCTCAAGGATTGTTTCTTTAATAAATATGTTTTCCAATACATTTCAGCCGCATCACAGTATATTTCGTTTTCTCTCCAGCTTCTTGTTTTGCTAAAGTTAGCGGCATCAACAGGGGAAAAGTTTTGAATTAATACTTGGAACATTGCTAAATTTTTTATTCTGCTTTTTAGTTTGTAGTGTTCGACATTTTCTTCTGCCACCATTCCAGCATATATTATTGTAAACAATGCTCCCACACCGATTTCCATTGCGCTTGGACTGTCGTTTCTTCTTATCGTAGATATGTGATAACGAAAATAATCTAAAGCTTCTATTTTGTCTAGTATTCGCTTGTCAATTTCTTTTGATGTATTTTCATAAATACCCCAAAAGTCGTTATACACAAGCTCATTCCCATATGTAACCGCAAGTTGTTTAAACAAGGTAAAGTAGTACACATCTGAAAAAGCAGTCAAAAAGTTTCCATCCTGATAATAAACACACCAATCATCTTTTTTACCAGTTCCAAAAAATACACTTTTATCGTCATCCCATACCTTAATTTTCCTAATATTTTCTGTCATACTATTCTCCCTTCAAAAACATGAGTTCCTATATGTTTCAAATGTATATCTGGGTCAACAAAAATCTTTCCGCCTTTTTTTCTCCAGAGTTCACAAAAATGATAATCCTCCGATAACAAAGCCCCTGTGTAGTCAATGCTAGTGTCAAAAAATTGCTTAACCAAAGGTTTAATATAATTATCATTTTGGTCTTTTAAAGTCGATGACCTATATATTGCAACGCTAGAGGACAGGTCTTCAAAAACTTTTCTTTTAACCATCATAAAACCAGTTCCAGCGTGACGAACTTCAATTAAACCTCTAGAGTCTTGTTTAATCTTTGTAACACCGTCGGGCAGATTAATGACAAAATTACACGAGTATTCATTTAAATTATTCATGCCAGCATCAGAAGCTTTTTTTACTCTATCCCATTCAATTTCTTTTTTAGGATACAAACCACAAACAATATCTTCATCATAGCTGTACAGCCTGCTTATAGAATCTTCCTCAAAATAAATATCAGCATCAATAAACATTAAATGGGTAAATTTATCGTCATCCAAAAACATTCTAGCTAATTCGTTTCTCGCTCTCGTAATCAAAGACTCATTCATAAGACTTGCTAGATGACACTCTATTCGTTGCTTTCTTAGTTCGTTCATCGCGTTTATAGTAGCCATTGTAAAATGACCTGTGCACATACCTCCAAACATTGGAGTAGCAATTAAGATACAAGGAGACTTTGTTTTTTCACCAACGTTTAAACTTTTGTTAGCAGATTCGTTGATTGTAAACTTTGTCATATTCATCTCCTTTCCGTTCCAAATAATGTTTTTTTGTCAGCATATAAAAACATACACTTAGCTTCCATCTGCTCAAACGTAAAGTCCTCAAAAGTTATATCGCTTCTACCTAGCTTATATCCGTCATCTTTACCGACCGTGTAAGCTTCAGTCCACAAGTCAAATGTTTTGCCATTATATTTTTCTAGCCATCCCCAAGAAAACCAAGCTCCTAATAAAAAACTAATTATTAATTTCATTTGTCTCCTTTCTCTAATTTTTTTCTAGCGAATAAAGATACATCTATGTTATCAAGATTTTTCCATCCTCCTAACGCGGGAGGCGGTTGCTCTTTTACAAAATAAACGTACTGCCTTTTCTTATTAGGAATAGGTAGCCTATACACTGAACCGTCTTTCTCTAATCTAAGAAGTAATTCCCTAATTAAATTAGCACCAACGTTAAGTGCTTCAGAAAGAGCATTAGGAGAAAACCCATCACGTTTCATTTGTGTTTTCATATATTGACGAACTTTTATCTTCAACTTTGACTTCCTCCCCCCTACGCCCATACATGTCTTCCTTCTTGATTTCGTTTTCCAAAAATTTAAGATACCACATAGCTTTTCGTAAATCGTTTAATTTACTTGCGTAAAGATTGCCATCAACTATTTTTTTGCCGTAACGCATTAAATATTTAAGAGCGCTTAAACGTAAGTGCCCTTGAAACTCCTCCGGGCTGGAGGTAGATTTTAAAGCAAAAATAGTTTCAACGATTTCTGATTTATAGTGCTTTGGATTTACAGCATCGTCTTCAGTCATTTATAAGCTTCCTTATATCTTGTTCAAACCCGTTTTGCTTAGATTGAATCTCAACTATAAATTTTTCAACTAAATTTATACAATCATCCACGCCTGCTTTGTACCCATTGAGATAAGGGTTATCGCCTTTTACTATTGCTTTGAAACCTAGACGCATAGCTTCCGACACAGACATGTTGTTGTGTGTAGCAAATCCTTTTACTTCATCAATCATTGTTTGTGGCATATAAATCATCAAAGGAATATGCTTGCCACTAAACTCCAAATTTTTCTTTCGACCACTCATTGTAATTCTCCATCATATTGTCAAAAGCTTTTTTTGCTTTTGCGCTGTTGTTTAGTTGAACACGGCTACTAATTGCACAAATCGAATATAAAACTTTTACAGCCGATGATTCAGAAGAAACTTCTTCACCTATTTCGCTAGATAAGTATTCCCAGAATGATTTGTTCTTACAAAGAATCCCTGCTTCTTTAGTTCTGTTCTTATAGGAAACAGGGGTCTCATCATCACTAATTCTAGCCATGGCAACTATGTATCGTGCCCCACAAAAATCTCTAAACAATTCTTCTGGCAACTCGTCAGGATGTACTCGCAAGGTTAAAACAAAGCCAGTGGCATCCTGTTTAAGAGCCATCTTTATTGATTCAAAATGTAAAGCATCTACCATAGTCTCTCCTAAAAGGGTATATCAGGGTCTATCTTCTCAGACTTGACTTCGTTTGAAGATTCGTGGTTCGCTGTGTTGTTTAATTTAGCTTTTTCCTCTTCGGATTTATAAGTGTTTAAACTTAAAGAAAGAAACTTATCTCCCTCCTTTGTTGTTTTCCTCCAAGCAGATAGCTTCATTATGGCAACTTTAATTTGATTGCCTTTTTCATCGTAATCAGTCTCAACATCTAAGTCGGACATAACTACCTTAAACTTCCCTGTGATGTCAGGGCTCTTGGCGCTCTTTTTAGACTTTGCAGTCCACAGTGAGCCACTGTTTGGCTTTAGTTCGTATGCCATTACACGTTCTCCTCTATCTTCTGTTTTACTTTCTTAGCGGAATTAACAAGCATTTCGTACACCTCTGGATTAAGTTCTTTCAATTTGTCAATCTCTGGTTTATTGGCTTGCCAAAGGTCTCGTAAGCCAGCCTCTGTTTCACAGCTATTGATAAATTCCTTTGCAAAGTATGCCCAATATTCCTGTCCTTTTGGTGAGACATGTTGTAAACCCTTTTTAGGTTTTTCTTCAGGTACATCAATCTTTTCGTTTTTTTCGACATCAACATACATCTCGTCTGTTTCATCTTGTGTAAATATATCCAAACCTAAACCAAAGGTTGCAATAGTTTTAACAAGACAACGCTGGTAAGCTGTATTAATTGCGTAAGCGTCAGGATTAACAATAGCTTTAGGTTTACCGCCCCAGTTGGTGTACACAGGCAGTATGTAATGCTTTGTTACGTTGTTAATAGTAACTGATGTTTCTACCATGATACTCCCATCAGGATAAACTGTATGTGGCAGAAACCTCCAAGAAGCACTTGGGTACGCCATAATTAACTGTTTAACAACTACTGCCCAAGGTAAATAATCGAACTTACCTTTCGACTTAAGAAAGTCCTCCATCTTGATTGGCAATAACTTCTTTGTTGTATTGACTGCACCACTCTGCAACTCCGCAGTAGTTTCCGGTGCATCGGATTGGTTCACCTTTTCTTTGTTCGACATAAAAGTCTCCTTCCTTTTTTTCGTTACATACTTTCGTTGCTACTTCTAAATCATCGAAGAGTTTTACCGCTCTCTTCGCCCCCTTTTTCATCACCGCATATTTAGTGGGTCGTTTCCATCGTTCACCATCACTGCACAACGGCAATTCTTCTCCTAAGTCGCATTGCAACTTAGACATCTTGTGCAAATTCACACGTTTCGTTATATAGTCTTCAGTTTGTTTTAAGTCCCATACAGGAATGTCCAAAATTTGTATAGGTGCTTTTGGATATTCATATTTATCTAATAGTTTGGAACGAGTCCAGTCTCTAATCAACGCACAAATCTGAAGTTTGTCAATCTCAAGACCTTTTACTTTATTAATTAGCCATCCGTAAATATTTAATTGAGTTTCCCACTCAGGTTTTATATCTGTAACACTAAACGAACTACAAAATTTATAATCAATCACGGATACTTTGTTCCCGTTTACAATCTGCACATCAATCGCTCCGGACAAAGTCACGCCTGCTATTTTGCAAACTAATCTTTCTTCGTTAATATGATTTTTAACCTGTGATTTTTCAGCTACGTTGTGAAGAGCAGTGCCAAGCATTTGCCATAACATGTCAGCCACATCTGTCTGCATCTGTTTAAAATGAATTTTCCGTAGACGTTGTATGCGCGGAGGAGATATAATCTCCGTAACACTATAGTCAGCATTCTTACTGTAGTCATTAGTTTTCGCTAACTTAACTAACGTTTCTGGCACATTATGTATATTTGTAATTTCCAAATTGTTTCCCCTTTAGATGAATAATAGCACTATCCCTACAGATACACAAGTGTTTTCTATGCTAGGAGAACCTGCATCAAAAGCTAACTCAAGAAGAGCTGTTATCATCGGCGGTAAAATTAGATTTATCAAGTCCAGCAAAGCACTCGGTTATTCATCAATGTTTAAACAACAGTTAACAGGAGCTGGAGAAAACTGGGAAGAAGATGTAGCTGTTGAGATTACAATCTATTATGCTTCTCGAAGACCTGATTTAGATGAGTCTTTAATACTCGATTTGTTACAAGGACATGCTTATAAGAATGACCGACAAGTAAAAGAAAAACATATATTTTGGAAACTTGATAAAAAAAACCCCAGAGCAGAAATAAAAATATGGAAGATTTAATGTCAAATAAAGAAATACAAAAACTCGTAGACGAAGAATACAAAAACATTATGAAGACTCCATTAGAAGATTTTTTAAAAGAGGCTTTTGAGTTGGGATATTCTGTTTTCTGGAAAGATATTGTTAAAAAAGTAATCACCGCCAGAGTACAGCAGAAAAAATAAAAGCCCGCGTTGCACGGGCTTCTACCACACTAAAGGGGTAAGTGTGTCAAACGATAGAGAGGTCTATCAAAAACAAGAGTATAAAATATTTCACATCATTGCAAGCTTTGTGGTAATATTTAATCGACTGTCAATTCTTTGATATGTCATATTTGTATCCTTTCCTAGAGGGCATTGTGTGCGGACGCTTTGCCCTCGCTTTTTTTTTCACACACACAATAAAAAAATAGTTATACTAATTTTACGTACCGTTTGCGTTAACGATGAGGTAAAGGTTGCCTGCTGACGAGAAAAGACCTACCAGTATCCCTCTTTGGAGGGCGGTGCAAATCCGTAAGAATCTGGCGACTGGCGTGGACTGTGAGGTCGAGGGGTTAAGCTACGGCTTAAGTGTCACAGTACCTTTAAGGGGGTGGAGCCTTCCGTCTTTCTACCTGTGGGGGTAGGGGGGCGTGTGGGTGGAATACATAGTAAGGAGAGGAAATGAAATGTTGGCATTGTAGAACAGAACTAATCTGGGGGGGTGACCATGACCTCGAAGACGAAGACGAATATTTTGGGATGGTTACAAACTTAACCTGCCCTAAGTGTGACAGCTACGTAGAAGTGTACTTACCGAAAAGGGAGACAGAGTATGACAATTAAAAGGAATACAATTAAAAGGAATTATAAAAAAGAATATCAAGGGCAGTTACGCAGAGGGGACAACAAAAAACAAATAGAAAGGCAACGCGCCCGTAGGTTACTTGATAGAATAGGGGCAGACAAAAACAAAAATGGTAAAGCCGATAAAAGGGAAGGCAAAGACATAGACCATAAAAAACCGATACGAAGAGGAGGTAAATCAAACTTAGCAAACTTAAGGCTGAGAAACAGAAAAGCAAATCGCAGAGACAACAAAAGAACGTAATGCTAGTGTCAAAACGCATTGCGTGTCCGCTCTGTTCTCAAGACAGAAAGAAAAGGAAATCAAAAGATTGTGTTGTTTCGGAAAAACCTGACGGAACAGAAGTATTCTTTTGTCATCATTGCGGAGAAAGTGGGGTGTATAACCAGTCTCCAAACCATCGCCCCACACCGCATCAACAAGGAGGGGAACAAAAAATGTTTAAACCGCAAGTAGTGCAAGACCTAGACAAAGACCACATTGAGTTTTTAGAAAAGCGTGGCATATCTCAAAATACAGCCAAGGTAGTTGGAATTTTCGGGGCAGAGAAATGGTTCACTAGATTGAACAAGAAGGCCAAGTCAATTGCATTTCCGTACATAAAAAACGGAGAACTGATGGCAGTAAAGTATAGGTCACTAGAGGGCAAAGACTTTACACAAGACGCAAGTGGAGCCACACTTCTATTTAACATAGACAATATCGACAAATCCAAGCCAATGATTTTTGTGGAAGGAGAGATAGACGCTTTAACTCTTATTGAGTGTGGCGTTGACAATGTTGTGTCGGTTCCTACAGGGGCTCCCATAAAAGTATCGGAAGGCAAGGTAGACCCCAGTGAGGATAAACGTTTCCAGTATATTTGGCAGTCTCACGAAGTAATTAAAGAATGCGAAAAAATTATTATAGCTACCGACAATGATACCGCCGGTCAGGCTCTAGCTGAAGAATTGGCAAGGCGTATAGGCAAGGACAAATGTCACCTTGTAGAGTTTGATGGGCATAAGGATTTCAATGAAGTGTTATTGAAGTCTGGCAAAGACGAAGTTAAAAAAATACTAGACTCCGCAAAACCTTACCCAGTTGAAGGTCTCCTGTCACCGGGGGATTTTTTAGAACGTTTAAACAACCTTAGAGCGAACGGGACAGGGCGTGGAAAATCTACTGGGTATAAAAACTTAGATGATATTTATACAGTGGTTGAAGGACAGCTAACTGTAGTTACCGGTTATCCATCTAGTGGTAAGTCTAATTTTGTAGACCAGTTAATGGTAAACCTTGGTTCACAACATGACTGGAAGTTTGCTGTATGTTCTTTTGAGAACGCTCCGGAAACTCACATAGCAAGGCTGATGGAAATCAGGCAAAAGAAAAGATTCTTTGAGGGCAAGAATCAAATGACTAAAGACGAATACACTGAGGGGTTTGAATGGGTCAACGAACATTTTATTTTCTTAACGCACCAGTCTAGTGAGCCCAGTACAATTGATAGTATCCTAGAACGTCTCAAAGTTGCAGTAGCCAGAGATGGGGTTCGAGGTGCAGTTATAGACCCCTACAATTACATCATCATGGATAAAGAGTCTTCTGAAACTGAGAGCATTAGTAATATGCTTACTCGTGTACAAAGCTTTGCCAAAGCTTATGGTTGTCACATTTGGTTTGTAGCTCACCCTGCCAAGATGCAAAGGTATGGAAACGAATTACCAAGACCCGATGGAATGGCTATCTCCGGTAGTATGGCGTGGTGGGCAAAAGCTGACGCAGGGCTAACGGTACACAGGCAGGAAAATATGACAGAGATTATTTGCTGGAAATGTAGGTACAGATGGGTAGGCAAAACAGGATTAGTGGAGATGGCCTACGACACGATAACAGGAAGTTATACAGAAATCGAAGACCCTTTTGGATAATATGTCAAGTTATAAATTCGGCAAACGCTATTTTTTCGTGTAAATATTATTTGATGTTTAAACATTAATAATATTCAAAGTTTACCTGCCTCAGTTCGTTTTGCTTGTTTGGTAAAAGAATATAAAAAAATAATAATTAGACCAGAAACTCCGGCAGGATTACCGAAGCTTCTGAACTAATAGTGCGGTTATTTATTGAGTTTCGTTTGTTGGATGTCTTGAAACGTTTAAGTATTCTCTGTACTTCTTTAACATAAAATAAATACGTTGCTTAGACACCCCAAGTTTTTGTGCAATCTCAGGGAGAGTCTTACCTTCTTGTCGAAGTTTAAAAACATTTAAGTGACGCTCCCTTGCTTTTTTATTTTGTAAAATCATAATCCTAAAATAAAACTTTCTAGCCAAAGGACTGCTAAACCCAAAAACATCACAGCTACACCGCACAAAACTATTGCCATGAATAAATCGGATACAGTTTCTATCCAGTCTTTCGGGTCATTGTGAAATATATTCCGGTCAATCTTTTCTTTAAACTCTGGTTTGCTCATAAGTTTTTCCCCTCGTTGAAACTACACAGTGATACACAGTATAAAGAACATTACACGCCCCAATCAAAACAATTAGACCCCCGATAGCAAGTGCCCCAAGGTAACCTACGTTGTTTACAAAATGAAAGTTTGTAAATACATCTTTTATTACGCAACCTACTAGAGCACCCCAGATTGTCCAGATGCTTGCCATGATTGCGTTACCGCTACAAATTTTAATGTTTTTGTTCATGCTCTGTCTCCTTATAAGTTATATCTTCAACTATTACATCAGTGATATTTCCTTCCTGAATAACACCTCTGCCTTCAGGATTCTCCAGCAAGGAAGAAATCCACTGCATTACACCCTCTGATAGTAGTGAATGGTCACCAGTTCGTAACGCGTCTCTATCAGATTCGGATAGTTCATCTGCATTGAAATGTAAATCGGTACTACATTCGATGACCCTGCCAAACTTCACAGTCAACACCAAGGTTTTGTTTTTCGCTGTCATATTTTCTCCTTTCATTCTGTCCTCCAACCTACCACAAGAAAGTCAATGTCCTCGTGGCTATGGCTATCTATAACTTTCTTAGGTAAGTAATCTGCTAGTTGATAGTGAGTTTTACCACCGAACCAAGCCATACTATCCTCTGCTCTCATAGGTTTCCAACCTTTACGTTTAATCATGGCTATGAAAGCCTTTACTATCTTCTTATCTTCCTCAGTCATACTTTCTCCTTTCTCTTTTTTTCTGCTTCAATAAAAGCAAACGCAATGTCACGAGAGTTTAAACGCTTTTCATACTGCCCGCGTCTGTCTTTGTGTCTGCCGGTATTTCTATTAGGATTTTTTATTTGTGCCCTAACAACTAAGTTCCTCATTGAACACTCCTAAAGGGCATGTTGCTTGGGCTATGTTGAAACACTAATCGCTCTGCAACCTTTTTGAGAATCTCAATTTTCTCTTTAGATATTGCTAAACTTTCAATTAAACCCAGAACGTTATCAATCACTATTTCTGATTGCTTTTTTGTCCTAGCTGTAATAGCTAATATAAAACCCTGTACAACAAAAGCTTCGCCTTTTGTCAGGTTTTCATCTTCCATTAACTTTTCAATTAATGTGAGCATATCTTTTTCTATTTGTTTTTTTTGCTTTGCGTTCATAATTACTTACCCCTTTCAATATCGTTTAAACATTGGTTGTGTCCTTCAAAGTCATCTAGGTCAGGCTTCGATAAATCAAACTTGGCATGAACAATATCGCCTTGCATACTAGAAATTCTGTGTTGCACTGGACAGGTTTTTAACCAATCAAGAAATCGTTCTATGTTTTCAATCTGCTCCATCATTCTTCCTCTAAGTAATCTAATATCTGCTTGGCAAACTCTGCCCGACCCTCGTATATATCTTTTGAACCATCGGTGACTTCTTCCATAGCTTCTTCAGAATCATCAATACACTTTTCACAAGCATCTTGTATTGAATTTAACTTACCGTTCGCATGACACAAGTCCATCTCTAACTGCCTGATTTTTTCAATTAAGTTCATTACTTACCCCCCTTCGCAAATTTTAATGAATCGTTAACGTGCTCAAACCTTCGATTACCTAATTTCCTATCACCAATTTGTTTCATTTTCCTAGCGTGTTCTCTTCTAAGCTTTCTAGCTTTACGCCCCCCTAAACTAAAACCTCCATTACTGTTTACTTTCATTACTGCCCCTTATAAAAAGAACAAATAAACCATGGCTTGTCTAATGCCAAACCCCAAAACGTTCCTGCTGTTTTGTCCGAATAACGTGCATACTTTCTACAACGTAAAGCATGTCCGTCTTTTTTTTGTTCCTTCTTTTTAAAATAGTAACCACGTTTTAAATCAAACATTTTTATCTGTCCGCCCTTAATGGCGTGGCGGTTATGCCATTTATAATTTCTTGGAAACATATCAATCCCCCTTTTTCTTGCGACCGGTTCCTTCGATGTGCCATTCAACTGTGTCAATGTCATAGCCTTCACGAATTAAAGCATCATCAATGACACCTCTTATTAAACTCATCTCTTCAGTGTCAAGACAATCTGAAGGACCACTGTTATACGTTGGTATAATTACAATTTTTTCGGTAGCCATAGTGTATCCCCTTTCTACTTGCGTTTCATTTCCAAGCCCCACACTCTTATAGCGTGGTCCATTTCCATGTTTTTTATTTTAGTGACAGACTGTTTTGAATCTGACGCGATGTTCCTATTCAATATTTTCTGCACATCCCTTGGCAACTTAGTTATGTCACCGCCCATTGCTTCTAAAACTGTCATAAGCTTTCCTTTCCTTAGTAGTTAACAATTTGGAGAATACATAACCTAGTCAGGTACCCAGAATTAGGGAGCCGACAGCGTGGCTTTTGAGAGTATCGCCTGTATTTTCCCCAAATACAGTTACTAAACTTCTGTGCACCGTCCTCGTTTACCGTAGTGTTTTGCCCTGTTCACCCCTGCCTTCCTATGGACATGACCCCATATTTCAACTCAGGCTCCCTCAGCGTACCCTAACCTAGCCCCGTGGCTAGTTTGGTCTACTCAGCAGTACTCCTTTAAATACCCCACAGCATTGTCGCTATGTATTCACCAAATTGTTAAAGAACATAATTACTATATAAGTAATATACAACTGTTTACTTTATAGGTCAACTATTATTATTGTCTACTCTTATAGAGACGAAATAACGTCTCCAATTCTCAAAACCTCTCCCTGCTTAACTCGTTTATTAATTTATTGAACGTAGCCCCAAATAAATCTTTAGAATTATCTATGCTTACAGAACGTTTAAACTTCTTTATGGTTTCAGCTCTAGCAACCATACCTACCATAAATAATTTAACATTAGAAGCCTTGGCAACACTTTCTAAATAGTCTACCTCTGACTGGTGTAAAGGACTCTCGCAGTCAGTGATAACGCACACAACCTTTTTAGCGTTGGCCTGCTTTGCAGTATCTTTAATAGCCCATAGCAATGACTCATAAAGTGGCGTTCCGCCATCAACATAACATCCTAAGTGGCGAACTCTCTTTTTAACATCCTTGTTATAAGCTTTTGACCAGTCTTTAAATGTAACCATATTCACCCATGTACCCTCACCGTAAAAACCTGTAACGTTTAGCGTGGCATCGGTAGAGTTAACTATGTCGCACAAATGTTCTGTAACTTCCCCTGCCTTTATAGCTTTGCCTTTACTGCTCATAGAACTGGAGATATCCAAGAAAATTTGGAACGCTGTATTTTCAGCTTCCTTTACGTCACGTTGAGAAAATACGGCAGGCGAATTTAAATTTAAATTGACTAAATTTTTTCTATCAACTTTGCCCCTCAATTCCTTGCGAGATACTCCAACCTCATCATCAGCTTTGAGTAAACGCCACAAAGCATTACGCGTGGCACCATAGCCCTGTGGCTTTGATGGTGCAAAGCCCTCGCCTAAATCATAGTCTGGGTACTCTTTATTTGATTCTATCTGATTACATAAACGCTGTGTATCAACTTTGCCATTATCAAAGGCCTGACCTTGGGGCTCGACTTGAATAACTTCTGTCTCAGGGTAGTCTTCAAGGCTGTATTCTTTTTCTACCTTGTTACCCTCACCCTGTTTTGTTTCAGAGCCCTCAGAGCCCTCTGACGAACCCTCAGAGGTATCTTCGCCAACTTCATTAGATTCCTGACTGTCATCACCCTCACCAGATTCCTCACCGTCTTCCTGTTCTTTCTTCTCGCCTTCACCCTCAGAACCTTCGCCCTCTTTACTTTCGCTACCGTCAGAACCTTCCTGCTCTTCAGACTGCTCACCGTCTTCCTGCTGTTCCTCAGATTGTTCCTGAGACTGGGGTGCATCCTTGCGATACTTAAGCAGTGCATCATATAAAGTTCGGGCAACCTCTACAGTATCGGTAGTACTCTTAGCCTTTGCGTTATCTGCCAAAGCTTTCTGCATTTCGGTAGCCCAAGGAACCTGAGCCCAATCCCAATCAAAGTCAAACTCATAGCCGTTTAAACGTCTTCCAAGGCAGGCAAGTGCAAAGGGAATATTTTTGAAATCATCACCGGCAACTGGTGTAACCATGACCCTAATTAGTCCTTCAAATAAATCCCTAGCCCTCACGTTGGGCATACGGTTTATTACTTCCAATTCCATGCGTACGTCTTCCAAACCATTTATCAAACCATGAAAAAACTGTCTCTCAGCTTCGAGCCCTTTGTGACCCTTAATGTGAAGGTCTTTCACTAACTCATTTACACCTATATCCCATGAACTATTACTCGTATAATTTACGTGACCTATTTCATGTAAGCATAGCGAGACAAGTCTCATAAATTCAGAACGTGATACTGTCTTAGACTCATCAATCTGTGGAACCCTTACTCTGACTTCCTTATATGTCCAGATTACGCCGGCAGTATCGGTAGACCAATAAGTCACATTGACCTTTTGTTTGTGACCGGTCTCGCGGAGCAGTCTGGTTAGGTAACCTTTTAAAGCATCTAAAACTAAAATTCCCTGTACATTATTCATAAGCATCCCCCTTTGTTAGTGTGTTAATTATACTACCCAACTGTTTACTTTTTCAAGAAACTTTTACAGTGAAAGCTTTCTCGTTTATTTTTGTTTTTCTGATAGCTTCCAATTCCGGTGCACAGTCAGCAGGGTACTTGTTTATTATTGAGTTTCTAAAGGCTAACTCAAATGGCAAACCCTTCTGACATGACCTAGCCAATGTCATCAACTGACGTATCGATGGGGGCTGAGTTAACAAACCATCCACAGATTTTTGTCTGGCTGTTGTCGCAAACTCAACAATATTCTCAGCAACCTCAGCACGAACTCCGGTTTTTTTAACAAGCAATTCAGCTTCCTTTGCTTTTGGAAGATAGTGAAACTCCATACATGGATTAAACCTATCCACGAACGCACTGTTCTGCTCAAGTGTGCCGGCATGTCCGCCAGTCTCATCGCCATAGCCACGAGTATTATCAGCAACCGCAAAGCAAACGTAATCAGCTACAGGTATTTTTTTACCGGTCTCAGCGATAGTCAGCCCTCTACCCTTCGCAACTTCTACCACTGCCTGAAGCATAAGAACCTGACGCGGACGGCTACAGCTAACCTCGTCAAATAAAACTATCGTGCCTGCTTTTTGGATAGCAGTAGAGACGATACCCTCTGACCATTTTATAGTACCATTTTCACTGGTCATACCGCCTATCAAAGCATCGTCAGTGCCTTCGGAGAAATTCACTCGAACCACGTTTAAACCTAGTCTGGAACCTAGATTGTTTATGAACTGAGTTTTTCCTGTACCGCGATGACCGGCTAACCAAAGGTTATCAGGCAGGGCACCATGCGAGAGACTGATTAAGGTTTGATGTAGGTGCATTGGGTCAAATATATAATCAGGGTCAAACGTATCGTCCTTTGGATGATTAAAGACATTGACCGGAAACTCAGTAAAGTCTTCGAGGTTTCCATTTAAAGTGTACTGGCAGACATCAAAACCAAACACCTCACCGGCAGTTTTCACTGTGAACTTAGCCCCTTCTAATTTCTCAGCTACTACCTGAACCTGCTCAGGCTTTGCATCCGAAAGGTAGGGATTGAGAATCTCAGAAACCCTTGAAGAAACTAACTCCGCAAGTACATTGGGGTCAGGCTTTAACGCATTTTGGATGTCGGCTGTGGCATTCTGTAAAGTTTGCTCGATGTGGTTCAACTGGTGACTCATCCGCCCATTGACATCGTCAAAACGTTTGTCAACTTCATCGTGAAGTTCTTTGGCGCGAGTGATAAGGCTTGCAACCTCATTACTGCCATTGGTTTTTACACCTTCACTGGTACCTGCGCTTTTAGCTACGGCCATCAACTGCTCAAACTGGTACTTGCTTTTAACCCTTGGGTGCATAACAAACTCGAGAGCCTGCTCTTTTGTCAGGTTCTTAAACGCGTGGTCATCTATTTGGATTACACCACTGCGAGAAACCTTAGCAATGATAGCCTTCAATTGATGCAAAGATAATTTTGATAACTGTAATTTTTGTCCTTTTGTCATATTCGTACCCCCTTATTGATAACGTGGAAAATGGTAAGGCGTATTGTGCACTGGACACAATGGCGAGCCGAACCGGTCTAGCTGACCCCTAAGCACAGAGCAACGTGCGTCACACTCTGTACACTTGCCGGAAAGCATAGCCCGACTATTATCGTTGGCAAGCTTGTTACTTTTAAGCTTTACTGCTTGGTGCGGAAACTCGCCCAACTCTTCAATCAGGTTTAGATATTCCTGAGTGAAACTGTCGGTAGCACGCGGGCGGACTGGGTCAGATACATCTAGACCAAACCAACGCAGAAACCATTTATAGTTTTTAATTTTGACTCCATGAAATTCAAACTGGTTATATTTTTTATCAAGTTCTGTAGTTGACGTATATTTGAAACCTTGTTTGACTGCCATTTTCTCTAAATACACGTACCCGAACCCGACTCTAGCAATGCCGGTCAGCATGGAAACTAGGGCATCCTGTTCTTTTGTGATGTCAATCCCTATGGACACCTGATGAGTATCGGGACTCGCATTCAAAACAACCTCGCAAGTTAACGGGTTCTTAGTACGATTACGTCGAGACTGGAACCCGACGGCGAATTGAATTCTATCTAGCTGTCTGTCATCGAACCCATATTTGAGAGGGTTTTCATTAAAGGCCAGATTAATAATCGGCCTGACTTCCTGAAACGCACGCTGTACCCACTCCGCGCCGTTTGCATACTTAGCGGTTAAAACTACCGCCTGATTGTTTATAGTGATTTCCTTCATTACACACCCCCTTCTGGTAAATCCCACTTAGTTCTAGTCACTTCTGGATTTTGCTTGAGATACAACTCCCGAAAGTTTGTAACCTTACGCCAGTTATCCCTTACCATTCTCACTACAGAAGCACGGTCATTCGGTGACATGGATTTTCTGAAACATTTTTTGCCGTTAGGCAAGCTTGTTTGATAAACCTCGCAAGAGGGATTTGCAGATGGTCTACCATATACATCAATACATACGTTTGGCTTGTAGTCGCACCGGAAAGTAACAACTTCAGGTTCCAAAGAATGACCATTTTTTTCACCATACTTTGTTTTCCGAACCACTGCTGTAACTTCAAATTCTTTGGTTCCCTCAACTAACTGCCCAACATTACGGCTGTCGTGCATCTCAAGCACTTCCCACATTTCTGATATCGCCATATTACACACCCCCTTTCGTGCTGAGTTTATCTTCCAACCTTTGCATCCAATCAAGGTCCGGCTGTATAACTATCATTCCGGTATGTTCCAACACAAACTGGCCGGTCTCAAGGTCAAAATCTATTTTCTGAATAATTGGATACACTATGTCACGTCCAACATCCCATCCTGCTCTACGCACGAATAAACGCAACAACCGGCAAGCTTCACGCTGTACCGGATTAAGCTTTCTCACGTTAACCTTTTCAATCATAAGCACCCCTCCAAAATGTTTAAACGTTATTGCCCTTACCCATAATGTACTAACAACTGTTTACTATGTCAACACAATATTGTTATTAATTAGACAAACTTTAAAAAAATTGTTAGGCAAGCCACAAAATTAAAAACTTTAAACCCACTCCGCAAACTACATAAATAACAACCAGTAGAAAATCCCAGATATTAAATGGCGACTCATTCATAAGCTTTCCCCTTTTCAATTAGTGACATGTAGTAATCAACTGAGCAACATAAATGTCAGGAATTAAGTTTGTTTAAACTGTGGATAAGTCGAA